TAAATAATCGCGATTATTTATAAGATAACCCCTTATTTAAGGGCTTTTTATAGGCTTTTTGGCTAGTTTTTGAGTGAAATTACAGGTTTATATAGTTTATAGTGGCTTTTCGCGCAGTTTATCGGAATTCCAGAGTAAAATTTCCCTTATCAATGAACAATGCGCTCCTTATGCGAGGAGATTCCATATAAACTATATTGCAAACCTCTTCCTTAACCTTTTCTTTAACCTTCCTTACATAAGAGCGCTTTGTTTTTGTCTCTGCATGAAGTCTAGCACGTTCCTCACGCGTAGCTTGTTGCTTTGCTGCAATGCGTCCCCGATTAGCCTCATAGTATGCCTTGTTATATTTTCGCATGTATTCTATATAGGACTCTCTATGCTCTCTATAGTATTTCATCTGCCCCTCTATAAGTTTTTTCTTATTGGCTTGATAATGCTCTTTATGGTAGCTCATTACTAAGAGTATTAAAATTGAATCTTAAGTCCTAGACGCTTAAATTTCTGATCCATGCTATCTAGTAGCTCATCATAATGCTTGAAGCGATTTTCATAGGATGCTATCTGTGCTTTCTGTTCCTCAATCTGCTTCTGCTGCTGTTCAATGAGTAGTTGCTGTTGTTGCACTATCTCATCTAACTCCTGTACTGATTTTAATGTTAAAATACCTATGTCTTGGTAATTAACTGTTTTAAAATCTGTTATAGGAGTTCCATATATAAAAATCTTATCTTGTTTGATTGGCGTAGTAGTAGTGATTACATTACCTTCAATACGTATGATATCTATAATGTGTTCTGTTACTCCTTTTTCCAAATATGTTTTAAGCTTGATAGGAGCTTGAAATGTAGGAGGTTTTGATAATGTGATTTCCCATACGGTTCCTTCTGGATATTGTTCCTCTACTGGTTCTAGTTCATCTGGATTTTTTGGTGGATGTATAGATTCAGGAGGAGGAGGTATTGGTCCATCTCCTATATGTATTACTACAGAACATAATTCATAGATATCTGGTATATAATACACTGTATCTTGAGTTGTTACACAGCATGGTAAAATAGGTTCTAGTTGTTGAGCAATTAAACCATGTCTTGGCTGATTTGTGTATTGAAATTTATCTTTGTATTCATACGTTACTGGTTTGATCAGACGTAGGCGTTCTAATGAATTTATGATCGGTTCTATATTAGTTTTAATACGCTCATCAGACTTGAGCCAGAATTCCATACCACATATACGTGAGGTTGCATACAACGACCAGTATCCACTGCCACCTCCAAATGTACCTCCATAGTAATTCCATGCTCCATTGCTATTATTGTTATAGTAACAATTGACTGCGGTTTGATATGCGCTATTTGTACCATTGATAGTAATACCTCCAGCGCAATAGACTTGATAATTACAATACAAGTCGCTATCCATTTGTGTTCCGTCACCGCGAATATAGTTGTTATTATTAACCCAACCCATGTGCGTATAGTTTCCATTTGGATTTCTAATATTTACAATACCGCTTGAATTACTCTGCGTTCCAAAACATGATTTATTAGTAACACGAAATTCACTATTATCAATACGTACTCCTCCACCAGAATAATAATTTAGATACATCTCTCTTGAAACAGCACTATCGCAGTGTAAATTACCGTTAGTAGTAATTACTTGAGCTAAGACTGTATTTACAACTGAAGAAGCAGCCCCAACAGCTAAGTAGCATCCCCATGTAGAATTTGGACCATACCGAGTATAGGATGAATCTCCATTACTAAGATACTGAATATTATTATTATACATAACATTGTTTACAGTAAATGTTCCATTACTTATTGTTGACCCACTATTTGTAAACGTATTATTCATAGTTAACGTATTATTAAGTGTGAATGCTCCTGTCATAAGAGTAGAAGTACATGCTATTGTTAAAGCTGGTCTTCCAAATCCCATTTCGCGTCCTATAACAAGTCTTGTCCCATCATATGCCATCATTGAATACACTGCTACTCCTGAATGATGAACTGCTATTTCTTGAGCATTGTTTGTTTCTAATAGTAATCCAGCTGTATTTGAACCCCATCCTATACCTGCTCCATAAGATTGTGATATACTACCTATTGTTAATGAACCTCCTGCCATTCTTCCATTTGGTACTGCGTATGTACTATCAGTATAAATATTAGCAATGCCATTTGTAAGAATTTGATTATTTGCATTATTAACTAGAAAATAGTTTTTGGTATTAGCTGTATTGCTTACTTGAAATGTTCCTGAACTTGATAGGATAATATTAGGACTTGCAGATGAAGTATTACCTGATGCAAAAATAGCTTGTACTGCTGTTGCTGTTCCAGATCCATTATTATATACAAATGCGTTTGTAATACCTGTGATTGCTAATGATGGGCAGCTAAAAATACCTGTATATTGAAATACATTACCAGCATCTGTATAAAGAACTACATCCGTTCCTGCTCTATTTCTAATTACCAATCTATCACTTAACGTTCCTGCAGTACCTCCTACGCCATATTGCAAAATAGCAAATGTACTTCCTGCTCCTGTAATATTAATATTTCCTACAGGTATTTCTGCTCCAATACTTAGTGTCTGTAATGCATTAAAATTCTGTATTGCTTTTACGGTTCCATCTCCAGCAAAGTATAAGCTATTTACATTGCTGCGATTTTTTATAAATAGTGTCTCGCTACTATTTCCTATAGTTCCACCTATGCCATATTTTAGTATACTTGCTACTGAGGATGTAGCAGGTGTGATATTTATACCTAATGTAGAACCTATGTTCAATAGACTATTAGCTGTCAATGTATCTACTATTTCTGTAGTAACTGAGGAAGATGTTGCAGTTAATGCTCCAATAGATGCAGTTACTGTTGATATATTTCCTGTTCCTGCAAGATATACAATACCTCCTGTTGGATAATAGTTTCCTCCTGATAAACCTGCATTATTGATTACTAAAAATTGTGATCCAACATAATTTTGTTGTACTACATAGTTACGATTAATAGCAGCTATTGATGCTCCTGAAATAGTGATAGTATCTCCTACATTAAATGGAGTTTGATTGGCTCCATCCAGAATAATATAGGCTGAGGTTGGTACTAATGTACTTACATTATATGCATACAATGGATATGTTGTTCCTACTGAAGCATTACTTGACGCATTTATAGTAGTTGCAGTAAGTGTATTAATGCCTGATATATTTTTATTATTTAGTGTAACATCACTTGTAGCATTAGTATAAGGAACATACGTTCCACTAAGATTATTACTAAGTGTTAGTCCGGATAGCGTTAAAGGATCAAACGTATATTGTGTGCCATTAAGAGACATCTCTACTAATCTGTATAGAATTTCTTTATTATAGTATATGATTCCACGCGAAGAAGAAATTGTTAGTACACGTCCAATGCATCCAAAGTTTGAGGGCTATGGCTATCCTGCTCATACTAGATTCATTGGAGGGTTTTTAACTAAGTTAAAAGACAAAGCATTAGATACATGGGATGCATTTTGGAACAAGGGACATATTCCAAAGCGTTTCCGCAATTTCCTTAAGAAGCATGGTAATGAGAAAATCCACTCTATAGAAATGTATCGCGCCCCATTGGATAATGTTACAAATGGGCTACTAAACGTTGTTAGTTTGGGGCAATGGGGAAAAATCAAGGAGATGGGAGGGCATGATACATTATTCCATGTAGGCATTGTAATTAATGGGAAATATACTATGGAGAAGCTAGAGAAGCTAGAAGCACGTGAGGGAACAGATGTATTAAAAAATCCAGAAGTAACAGTATATCCAGTTGCAGTTCATAAAGATCTTACTATCAATGACATGGTAGCAGCATGTGCGAAGCGTATGGGGGATCGCTTCATAACGTATGATGCTCTCGGCGGAAATAATTGCCAGGACTTTGTTAAAAACTTATTGGAGAGTGTTGGACTTCTTACACAAGGAGCTAAGGCATGGGTTTATCAAGATATAAAAAAACTAATAGAGCATACTCCTAGTTATATGAAGTGGGTTTCTAAGGGCATAACAGATGCTGCACGTAATGTAGGTAATGTAGTAGAGGCTGTTGTACATAAACGCGGAGGATTCTCTAGAGGTGGTATGATGCGTCCATTTGGGCGATAGATACAGGTAGCTACCTGAGGGTATTTTTACTTAATACAAATTATGGATAGCTATTTTTAGTAGTTATGCATAATTACATTACTTAGCGATTTCTTTTAATACTCGGTATGGGATTATATCTATTTTTAGCCGTCCATTTTTATTTTTAGAGTATAGATGTATCAGATTACCCCTTATACGTACGCTAAAGCAAAAGCCTTAGGAGTTACTGTGAAGCCCTCTACTAAGAGACATAAGAAATTAGATGTATTCCGAGATGGATCCCTTATAGCATCTGTGGGGGATACTAGATATAGTGATTTTCCCTCTTATATAAGGGATAAAGGAGAGAAATATGCTCTAGAGCGTAGGAGGTTATATTATATAAGGCATAAAGGGGAGGGATTGGCAGGAGAATTGGCTAAGGAGTTGCTGTGGTAGGAGTAGGTAAGGAAATAGCATTCATTGCATCTGATTTAGCATACGAGCATTTGAAGTTGCAATTCATCCGCGTATTACGTAGTTTTGAGATCTCATATCCCATAGTTAACATAACAAGGATTAATTCCCCATTAGTAAGATAAATCTGGGTAGATTGCTGTATCATCTGTTTAAGGTTATAGGAGTTAACTCCTCCTTTCCCTTTACCCTTCTGTACAAGCCATGGAATAGTGCGTGATGCATTATACATGAGTTGTGCAGTGCTTTCTATATCTGCATCAGTAAAAGGCTCTAAATTATCAGTCCTAGTGGGATAAATACCATTTGTATTGATAATTACCTTATTTTTAAGGTATTCATCGCGAACTGCTTTGAGATTCTTGATAAACTCTTCCATCTTCTATATAGTGCATAGAGAAAAATCTTTAGGCTGATAGACGCGATTTTTAAAAATTGATTAGCTCCGGAAGTATTTTTTAAGAACGTGTTCAGAGCTTAAAACTATTTTCTATACTATCGGTAGAGATGCCTATCGCTGATATTAAAGATTATGCTAAAACTCATAACGTTCCACTAACTGCCGTTAAATGCAGTCCAATGTATGATGAAAATAAACAACGAGTTTCTAAAGGAAATGCCATTTGCAACAAGGGATGGAAGGACAAAGGGCGTTATGAGTTATGTAAAACAAAATTGGAAAATGAAGAGGCTGCTATGTGGATGATGCAGTTATCTAAAACTGGGCTATATGTGGTAGATATTGATGTTAAGGGTTCTGAAACTGCTAAAGATGTTCTATGTGAAGAAGTGTATGATATGCTCTTTAATGCATCGCAGTATATAGTAGAGACTGGATCTAAGGGATTGCACTTTTACTTTAAGATGCCAGAGGGAATTGATAAGCAAAAAAATAGTATCAATGCAGATTTTGCGTATTGGTTTAAGACTGGAAAAGAAGCTACTGTAGATATTATCTTTGACAGCATTATCACGGAAGGATCTTCTTATAAATTTCAAGATGTAACGTATAAGTATATTAATATCAAACCAGGCTCAAGCATTAATGATACAACAGAATCCAATTCCATGTGGTCATTGGTATATAGACCCAAGAATGAAATAGTTCATCCTAAAAATAATGTAGATATGAGTGAATTAGCAGAGCATCTAGAAAATATTCCCAATGATAAACGTAACTGGGATGAATGGTATAAAATGGCTCAAACCATATTTAACATTAATGCAGATGGATTGGATATGTTTATGAAATGGTCTGCTAAAAATCCTATACATAATGATAAAGAAGCTATAAAGTTATGGAAAGGGTTAACTAAACGAGCAGATGGACGCTCTATGGGAAGCATCCTATATTTATCACGACAAGCCAATGCAGATGTATATAACGAAATTCGGTCGCGCTATGCTCCTATATCCTATGAGGCACTTAAAGAACTCATTGAGATAAATCATTTCTTTGTACAGGAGCCAAAACCTATGTATGTACGCATTAGAGAGTATGATTCCTTATGCTATTCTCCTGCTTCCTTTAAAGAACTGCTTATGGACTGGAACTATCCTGTTGTGGTCAAAGGAGAAGTGAGAGAAGTTAGCTTCTATACAACATGGTCTAAGGATCCATCCAAACGCAAATATGTCCGCATTGGATATTTTCCTAATGAGGAAGATTGCCCTACAAATACGTTTAACAGTTTTGTTGCTGCTAAAGCATCATTTCTACCAAATTGCGATCCTGTTGACATTAAACCCATTATGGATCACATTAACATTATGGCAAATCATGACCAGGCTTCTGCTACGTTCTTATTACAATATCTAGCACAGATTGTACAGCAACCTGCTATTTTACCTGGGATTGCTATTTTGCTATACTCAGAAGAGGGAGCTGGAAAGGATATCCTCATTGACTGGTTTGGGAAATATATTCTAGGAGAACATCAGTACTACAAAGTAGGGGATATCTGTAATATGTTCAAGGGCTTCAACGCTTTAATGGATGGGAAGTTATTAGTCCATGCGGATGAACTGAGCAAACAAACACTCACGAAGGCGCGAATGGAGGACTTAAAGCGAATTATTACCAATGGAAAAATTACGATTGAGAAAAAGGGAATTGATTCCGTGGAACAAGATTCATACAGTCGGATCTTTATGACGACTAATAATAGAGATGCATTACAGATTAGCAATACGAACCGTCGGTTTGCTGTTTATTATAGCTCCTCTGAGAAACGTAAAGATGCTGAATACTTTAAAAACTTAGTTGCTTTCTTATCCAATCAGGATGTTAAACGAACGTTCTATGATTTCCTTATGACTGTGGACATAAGTGATTTCCATCATACAAAACGTCCAGAAACAGAGATATATAATGAGATGAAACAGGCAAGTATGGATAAGTTGCTAGTATGGATCCTAAATAGCGATACTGATTTTGATGAAGAACGGTTAAAGACATTAGAATGGATGGCAAAGTATAATGCATGGGCAGAAACGAATAAAGAGCGAGTATATAATGCAACATCATTTGGTTTAGCAATGAATGTACTAATTGATAAGAAAATGGGTATAGTTAAGACTAAACCTAATAATGTAAGATATCTTACTATTAAACGCAATGAGGTTTTGGAGTGGATGGGGAAAGAGGGGTTGATTGATTTGGAGGAGTGAGGAGGGTAGTAACCTAGGTTACGGGTCAGTGAAGAGTATGAAAATGAACTCCTAACCCCCCCGAAAATCAAAATGTCCCTTATTTGTATTACATATTTATATATATTTATATATATTATATATATATATATAAATGTTAAGAGTATGAATAGTATAATTGGGTTGTATATATAAAACAACCTCCATTCCCCCCGGGCGGGGGGGGTATATAAATATACGCCGAACAAAAAGCATACTGTTACTCCTTAACGGGTAACCTTTCCTTTACGAAAAGGTCGCACCCCCCAAAACCCCCAAAACCCCCAAAAAAAGAAAAAATCTTATTCTATAGCAAATGACTGAATATAATGATCCAGAGCAAAAAGACATCTATAAAGATGGGGAACTTTGGCTACTATACAGTCATAGCACTGCACTCTATTCAGCTCATAGACCCTTATACAAACACTACTTCCGAGAAGCGAACTATCCGCATCATGTGCATCTCAAGTTGGGGGATGGTTTCCCTCCATACTATACCAATATGGAGCCGAAAAAATACTTAGGCTACTTTTCCTTTACATAAGGACTATATTAATAATATAGTTTTCAAAAATAAAAATTGACGGCCAAAAACATATAATAAACAGTAACGCAGTAACGCAATACAGCCATGGATAAACTTACAAGCTTTCTTATGCAAGTTAATGAGAAAACGTTCTCAGTGATCTATAACATGCAACATGCTGGTTTGGAAGATGCTAAATTGGAAGAGAATTTTGAAGTTATTAAGCAATGGAATAAAGCTGGATCTATACGACGTGTAATGGATAATATGTCCCACATTGCAGTGGAAGATATTATTCATGAATATGGTATTAATAGTGCTATTGAGACATACTATATGAACACAGATGATGACCTATCAGAGCATGATACGTTTGAGAGTAGTAGCCATGCATTACTATGGTATATTGCAATGCATGGAAATAATACAATTAACATTACCCATGATGATTATACAGCATGGGTTATTAATAACAACTATTAAGTAGTATGAAGCCTCCGATTGGACGCATTGGAGGAAAACGAGTACTTAAAGCACGTATTTGTGTCCTTATTCCAAAACACACAACCTATGTAGAACCGTTTGTAGGGAGCGGAGCGGTATTTTACTATAAAGACAAATCAGAAAACGAAATTATAAATGACCTGGATGCAGGTATTTTTAATGTGCATCATGGCTTGAAGCATCATGGAGCAGAAATACATGAGCTACTGCCACGTGATATAGATAAAGCAACATTTGATATTTTTAAGGATACTAAACCCTATAATGATGTGGATAGGGCTATACGAGATATCATTTTGAGCAAACACTCTTTTATGCTCAATAGGATAAATTATGGAAATCCTAACGGTAGAAATAGGACAGACTATAGAGTATATCCTGACCGACTTAGAAATACCATAGTGAGAAATGAGGATGCCCTAGAAATTATAAAAGAGTATGATGGGGAAAATACCTTTTTCTATTTGGATCCTCCCTATGAAAATAGCAAGGCTACTGCTATGTATGAAAATAGTTCATTTAATCTACAGACCCTAGCGGACTTACTCAGAGGACTTAAAGGCAAGTTTTTGCTCAGTATGAATGATTCCCCTAATGTAAGGAAAATATTTGTAGGATTCCATCTTACTGAAGTAGAGACGCACTATAAGTATGCTGCTGTAAGTAAAAAGGATCCTAAGGCTAAGGAGCTTTTTATTGCAAATTATATGCTATAAACTCATAATTAACAAATGCCTATTGCAAATCGCTTTGGAGGAAAACTACGAAGCGAAAATATCTATGTATAGAGAAAGCATGGACTTTGAAGTACTCAATCATATTAATAATAAGAATTTTTGCAAAACGTATTGTAAATACAGACGATTTATGCATGGTCCACCCTATTTATTATGCCTATTCCAGATTGATAAAACCTACAAGAAAACCTATGATTATTTTTTATAATCCTGATATAGATGGGTAAGATGCCAAAAAATGTAATTCCAGAGGGTACTGTAGTTCTTATTGATAAACCTTCTGATCCTGTAGCAGTATCGCAAACAATGGCATATAAGTCACTGCCAAAACGTCCATTATCTGAAAAGCAAAAAGCAAACCTAGAAAAACTTATTGAGAAAAACCGTGTTCGCTGGAAAACGAAGCAAGAGGAACGCAGAGAGGAAATCCAACAAGCCATTCCTGAGACAGTTCCTGAAGACGCTACGGTAGTCCCTAAACGCAAGAATAGGCGCATTGAAGCACTTAAAGAAGCTCCGATCCCAACAGAGGTTCCTGATGGAAAAATCCTCGCAGTTGTTAAGCCAAAACGGAAATATACAAAGCGAGTTAAGCCTACTGCAGAGTTTGCAACGCAGAGCGAAGATAGTCCTATTAGTAATGATAAAGAAAATGAAGTATGCTATCCTGAATCCTCCGAGTCCGAGCCAGACCCTCCCAGTCCTCCCGCACGTAAAAATAAACCCTCACGGGCAAAAGTATCACGGACTCCAAAGAAATACTACTATAGTGAAACCAGTGAAACCTCTGCAGCCGATTCCGAGTCCGAGTCTGAGTCCGATGATGATTATCCAACGCAGAAATATGTTACAAAAACTAAAAAACGTATGGAGTCCCTCGCAGAAATAAATGAACGTCTACGGATGCTATCCATGAGCAGAAGTATGGCACGTCACAGTGTTTTCTAATGCTATAGTATAATGAGCTTTTTATTTGGCAGCAGAAAGGATCTGGAAAACCGTCACAATGCGGGAGTTAATTCTTTTAACAGTTTATTTGGACTCAAACATGGTGGAAAAATAATGTCCTCCAATGATATAATGCCTCAACAGAAAGCAAAAGCACGTGGCGGTATGAAGAAGGGAGGCCGCGTCCCTAAGAAAGCTCTTGGTGGAGATATCGCGAAATATGCGAATCAGTTTACAGGTGCAGGTCTAGATCCTCAGTTGGTTGAAATGCTCGGCAACTTGGGAGAATACGGAGTACGGAAGTTCTTGAAGCGTGGTGGTCCTGCTGCTCCTGCGCCTGGAATGGCTCACAAGAAAATCCTTGGAGGTATGCTTGGTAATCTCATTGGAGGCCTAGCAGGAGGTAAGGAAGGCGCTCAAATCGGCCATCAAATTGGCTCTATCGGCGATGCTATTCTCCCGTTTCTTAAGCGGGGTGGCGTAGCCAAACAAGTTAGCGCTCATACCGTGTTTTAAACTAAATTTAAACTGAGTTATAAAACTATATTTTTTGTGTAAATACTATACAGATAAGTATGGCATTTAACCCACGATTTTTTGCAGGAACTTCCGCTGATAGTATTAAAAAACTTTTTAACTACAAAGAATTTATGATCAGTGATGAGGATGCTGAGCGCTTGGCAGCAAATAGCCGCAAACTTATTTTAGAGTCCATCAATCAAGAAGAGAAGAAGGATTATACGGCAGAGACTGTAGCAGTAATGGGTACTATTAAAAACGAAGTAGTTAATAACGAATGACGGACGAGGTAGCTCGGTATAGTTTTCATATTAACAGTGCCTATCGCAACTCAGGCACTAGCACAGATATGAATATACAGCTAAGCCAGTTAATAGGACTTATTGCAAAAGGGACTATGTTCCAAGTAATAGTTCACGGCATAACAATCCCATTTAGCTTCTATCAGTTATCCAGTGATATACAGACAGTCTCTATCCGTGTAGTGAATGGAGCAAATACATATAATGGAACGATTGGTTTAACACCTGGAAACTATAATGTAAATACAGTCAATGCAGAACTACAAGCAAAAGTAATAGCATATATTTTATCGGTTACAACTATTTCTGCAGCAGTAACTGTAGCATATAACACAACAACTAGTAAAACAACTATGTCTATAACAAATGCTATGACAGTAACGCTATTTTTTAGCAGCAATACATCTCTAGGACTATTTTTCGGATTCTCTGGAAATGCAGTATTTAGCAATCTTAGTTCTGCAACAGGAGATAAGGTAGCAGTAGCAAATCCTGTAAATACTCTATATCTACGTAGTCCAACTCTAAAGCAGTTCAAAAATCGCGAATGGCAAACTGAGAAGGATGTATTTTCAGATATTTTATATCGGATCCCTATTTATACTCAGCAAAATACCTATATCCAACAGTACCAACAGTCTGAACCGATTTGGATTGTAAATAACATTATTTCTTCCATGAATTTCTATCTCAGTACAAATCTCTCCTATACTCCTATAAACTTGCAAGGATTAGATATCCAGTTCCATTTTACTATTATAGAGAAGGACCAACATGTATTTGAGAGCATTGTCGCTACTACCCTTACTAACCGCATTGAACCTCCTAAGCTAGAACAGGATCAAGAAATAGTAGACCTAGAGAAGCAACGGGACCAACTCCTTAAACGCATTGAGACCTACAAGAGCAAATTAGGAGAAGCCTAAGAGAACTAATTTATAATGTAATTATGCATAACTACTAAAAATAGCTATCCATAATTTGTATTAAGTAAAAAACCCATCAGGTAACTGCCTGACTATAAAAACGCATCTGCAATGAGCCTTATAAACAAAATCCATAATAAACTATTAAACACTAGGCTAAGACCACAGGCTTTTTTTTTTGAGCTTTCACTACGGGAGCCTCAGGAGCAGTGACCATAACAGCAGGAGCAGAAACAGGCTTTGGAGCTTTCAATTTTTTTTCCACTTTTGACTCACTTTCTTTTACTTGTGGAGCTTGGACAGGAACAGGAGCAGGAACAGGAGCAGGAATAGGAGCAACCTTTGGAGCTTTTGCAACTTTTTCCTTTTTAGGAATCTTAGCCACTAGCTCCATGACTGCCAAATACTCTGCACTACCTTTGCGGGGAACAGACCAGGCCTTACCCTCATTATATTGTTTCAATGCTTGCATCCAGGACATCTCTACCGTAGCCCTTGATATTCTCTAGAGCATATCAGCGCGTTTATTTTCTAAAGAAGAAGTATAATGGATCCAGCACGATTACCACCCGTTATTAACGAGGTAGTACAACCTAAAGAAGAGCGCAAAGAAGAGCCTAAAGAAGAGCGTAAAGAGGAACCTAAAGACGCTCCTTCCCGAATTATAATTGTCCATGCTAAGGATATTAAGCCATTAGATAAGGAAACATTAAAACAATGGGGATCTGTTTTAATGTTAGAAGATCACTACCAAAATATTCCATTTGCATCTTTACCTCCACATACCTATTTGCTAGTAGATATTCATAATAAACTAGCTAGACGAGCATTAGAAAAAGAAGATCTATCTAATACTCCTATAGTATGCTATGTAGCATGGTATCAGCGAGATGAAGATTTTATTAAAAAGCTTAATGGGCATATTATTACTAGCTTCCCTAATAAAGCTATTAGCAAAGATGATTTTGAACAAAAACTATTAGCAGATCAGTTAATTCCTCCTAGTAAATGGAGGCTTTTTCTGCGTTGGGTCCTTCCTCGCTGCTTAGAAGTATTGTAGATAGGATATGGACCCATATAATAGATTGGATCAAAACGGAAGTTATTACCAAAATAGCTATGGCTCTGAAGCTATCAATACCTCCTCTTGTGATGGGAATGCTTTTAGCAATTTAGTTCTTTTACATTTTTTAGATTCTTTATTAGCTTGATAATATGCTTTATCATATATTTGTCTAGCTTCCTTATTAGATTTACGATAAGTTTTCATATGCTCTTTTATAGTTTCTTTATTAGATTCATAATAGATTTTCATATATTCTTTCATAGTTTCCTTATTAGATTTAATTCTTTCTTTACGAGTTCTTCCTGCGATTTGTTTATTAACACACTCATTATTCTCAATATAAAATCTTTCTCTCTCTATACGTGTATTATCCTCTCCTTCCTCCAAAATCTCATATTTACAGTTAGAACCATACGTTTCAAATACTATTTTAGAATTAGTATCCTTAGAGCATTTATGCTCACTCCATCTGCGTTTTATATTAGTAGTACTACCGTAGTACTGTAATGGACCTAGATCGCTATATATCCGATATATATACCACATTGATATATATATTGTGTATTATGTTTAGATTCAATTTTATTTAAACTCTAACGTAAATAGCCCTTTTTCTATAATAAGCTTAATAGGTTTTGCTCTTGGCTTACGCTTTTTTACCGTAGGTTTAACAACTGGTTTTTCTATCTGTTGCTGATCCATACTACTGTCTAAGAGGATTTCCTTTTGCATCCGTGCGCACTTTACGTCCAGTATTAGTATCCAGTACATAATAACGGTCTTTAGTCGCACTCTTCCATAATCCTTCTGGCAAAGCTCTTTCCCCTAAATATTTTGGATTCTTACCAGGAGGCTCTGAGGGTTCTGATAAATCTGCTGGAACTGGCTTAACTCTTCTTCCAGGTTCCTGTGTAGGTTCAGCAGCCTGTGCAGGAAAAATAGAGAGAGGATGCAACTCTTGCTTACCTTCTTCCATAGCCTCATCCTGATCCACTCCATCCATACCATCTAAAGGCTGCCAAAATGCAGATGGAACTGCTCTCATGCTATCCACTTTAGGCTCAATATTAGCTAATGGGTTCTCCCCTTCCATTGGAGGAACATCTTCCACATAATGAATAGGAATCTCTATATCAGGGGAAGATTCATCCATCAAACTATAAGGACTAGGAGCTGATTTAGATTGAACAGCACGAATGCTAGGAGCTTTTACAGGAGTAATATCTGCAGGATTAACACGCGTCTGGATAGGTTGCTGAATATCATCAGAGGCAATACGATTCATGTGATACAGTGGATTTGCTTGACCCTCTCCTTGAGGAGTAATACGAAATACAGGTTGTACTACAGAGGTAGGATTTGCATAACTAGCAGTATGTAGAGGACGTGGCATATTTGCAAACGTATTTCCTTGAGAACGGAGCCTAATCGGTTGCCCTAGAGGACGTTTATCCCCAACATTTTGTGCAACCTTAATAACGTTTATATTAACATTTTGATGCTTTTTGAGTTTTTTTAGTAATGAATCGGGAAGCAACTGCACAGTGTCATCATTGCGCTGTTTTGCTTTACGCATACGCCTACCCCTACGAGCGCAATCTTCCATCATCTGGTCCATATACTACTTACTAGCTTTTTTTTCACGGTACTCAATCGGATCAAAGCAACGAAAATACCTAGTAGGTTGAGAATAGCTATTGATATGCAGAAAGGAGTAAGGTGTAGCAGTAGCAAAATTGTATAATGCCCGTAGCTTATGTTCTGAGCCTGATTGCTCTTTAATGAATGAATCTAGTTCTCCCTCATTCTCTGTATGGAAAAAACTTGTAACCGTTAAATTGCTGCGAATGAGTGTAGGCATATAGCTATTGTATTTTTGCAACAAATAGATATTTACAATGGATAAATGTCTCGCAGTTGTTGCAAACTTAGTTACAAGGGATGCATTCTTACCTTTGATCTGATGGATACAGTCATCATAGATAATGCAAAAAATGGGCTTACCCTTACGCTTCTTACGCTCATGACGTTCTTTATATGCCTCAATCTTGGCCAAAATATCCTCTAGCACATCATTGTTTAAGTCCTCATAATGCCTATCCTCAATATCTTCTATGAGAGGTTGCATCTTATCATCATTGGCAGCCGTAGGACTGATTAGAAATATCAAATCAAAATGCTTATACCATGGACTCTCTTTTTTCATGAGCAAGTTCAGAAGTAACGTTGTTTTACCTCCACCTGCTCGGGCAAACATCCCATAATTGCAAGGCTTCATAGGCAAAGGGGATTTTGTATCCATGCATTTTTGGTTATCAAATGGGCATAAAGCCTTTGTTAATTCAGAGCGGCATTCACTAATTGCCATTATTATTATACCATAGATTTTCTATGTTCCGATATTATTATTGCAAGCATCTGACGTTCAGCCATTAGCTTACTTAATGGTTTTTGACTATAGGTTTTACCTGTTTTCATATTAAAAACTTTCCATCCCCCAGGGACTTTAACAACTTTAAAGGGCATCTATTATGAGATAAGAAAAAATATCATAATGGGTGTTTATGTGGCATCTTAGGCCTGTGAATGTCTTACGTGGAATGTACTCGCATAATGACGTGCTTTATGAGCAACCGAGTATTTACCACCGCATACGCACTCATGCAATATGAGGCGTTTGGTATTCTTTTCCTGCTTTGTTACATGAGGAATAATCTTATTGACTGCATTCGCAGTACGTTCTATCCACTCACGTTCCTTTATGTAGCGTTCTTCCAGCTTACACTCTTCCAGTACTTCTAGTGTGCATTGATCCACTCCATATTTCTCAAACAGGGAAAAAGAACTACACATATTATGTCCGCGCTTAAAATCATATTTGTGGTTATTATACCTGTATAATGGCTTACGTTTTGTACTCCCTATATATGATTCTTCTCCTCCCTTGATGCGATAGATGGTTGCCATTCTATCTATGCCGTAGAGTTTTTACGAAGGTGTCAGACGCAAGATTTTTATCGGACGATTTCAACGGACCCTGAGGCATCAATGAGTAACTGATAATCTGAGATAAACGTGCAGAACATAGTACAAGCAGTAGCGCCAACCGTAACCTGAAGACCTACAACACTCACAGGAGAACCAGAAAAGGCAAGAGCCTCATTAATGCGCTGAGCGCTAACGCCTACCATAAAGTAGTTAGTAGAAAACGTAGAAGCAGATTCTGAGGTTTTCAAGCCAAGATCCGTAGAAGTAGCATCAAACAAGCGAGAAAAGCATTTGTTAAGCTCAGCAAACACAAGAGCTTCTGAGGTAGAAGCGTTAAGAGTATTGTTGTTCAATAGACGGCCATCCAATGAGACCTGGAACAATGATAGAGCATTAACAACTGATAGACCCTGATTTAGTGCAGTACCGAGATCGGCAGTAGCCAACTGATTAGATACAATGGCACGAAGGGATGAAACATTGAGACCATAGTTAAGCGTAGTAGTAGCACTGGCAGTCGGAACCAACGTAGTGGATTGGTAGTTAGTGTAGCCATAGACAAACTTGTTGCCCATAGCCATATCAGCTTTAATGCGATCTACAAAGGATTGCTCTACAGAAATCTTGTCATAGACCAATTGCACACTGCTTACAATGAACCCATTGACAGTAGCGCTAGTATCCGTTGTAGTGTAAATAGCACGAGCAAATGAGTTGTAATCCAGCTGAATCTGCAATGTGCCGTTAAGAGCAAAAAGAGGCAGCGCAGATTGAGAACCCAACAGACCCAACAGAGGAAGAACAAA